TAGGCCGCGCCCCCGTCCGAGGTCGAGGCGTCGTTATTCGCCGCGGCGCCCGTCCCGCTCGCCGATTCGGAGCCGAGCGCGTGCAGGATCTGCCCGTCGTCCTTCTGCCCCGTGACCGTCCAGCTCGCCGACGCTTTGTGCAGCTCGCCCCGACTCGCCGTGCGCGAATAGGTGCCGCCAAACGCGCCCGTATGGCCGACCATGTACTTGTGGATCGTGTTGCCCTGGTAGCCATAGCAGACGACGCGCGAGGTCGTCTCTTTGCCACTCAGCGCGGCGTTGCTCCCGTCGGCCGCGTCGTCGTAAAAACCCTCGGCCGTCAGCTCGGCGCTCTGCATGCCGGTCGCCGTCTGCTCGGGGTAGCTATCGCCGAGCGCGTGCGTCTCTTCGAGGCTCGCTGACGTGGTATCGGCCAGCGAGGTCGAGAGGCCGGTCAGGTCGTAGCCATCGACCAGAAAAAACGCGACGTCATTGCTGCCATATTTCGCCATGCGTTACTCACCCCCGTCGTCGTCAGCGCGGCGGCCCGGCGGCCCGGCGGGCGGCGGCGCACTCTCTTCGGATAGCGGCACGACGATCCGCTGATCAATCAGCCAGACCATCGAGTCGGCTGGCACGCGGTCACACGTCTCGCCCACGTTCGCCAAGACCTCTCCGGCGCGGTCGGTCAGTCGCCGCGTCGCCTTGTAGTCGCTGCCTGTCGTCATGCGCCCTGCCCCCTTGCTAACCCCTGCGCCCTAGCCGATCGTCGCGTGTCGGGCATCCTCGCGCGTCTGGACCGGGTGCCCGCAGACGCCGCAGATCATGGCGCGCACCGGGCCGAACCCCGACGCCTCGACCCGCTGCTCGGCGGGTGCCTGGCACTGCGCGCACGGGCGCGTGTCGCGGTCGCCTACGCCCCGAGCCGCAGATCGTGCGCGAGGCGCTTGAGCATCGTGCGTGCGCTGCGTCGCGCGGTGTTCGCTAGCCATTTCCGCTCCCCGTCATCGTGCGCGTACGCCTTGAAATGCTGCGCCATCGCGTACGGAATCTCGCCAGGTGCGCCGCCGAACCCGTACGCCGCCGCGATATGCCCGCGATCGAGATAGCCATCGCTGGATCGCGCCGACCCGGCGAGCGCGCCCGTCAGGAACGGCGTGCGCTCTTGCGCGAGGCCCATCTGATAGCCCGCCTCGTACCCGAGCGCCTGCTTCGCTTGCTCGGGCACCTGGCGCGCCAGGCGGTCGAGCCGCTCGCGCAGGTCGCGATTCCCGCGTAGATGGAAACTGGCCGTTTTCTGCGCCATCAGTCCTCCGCGACCGTGTAGAGGAAATCCGCGACGCCGTGCTTCGTCTTGACGCCGTTGATCAGCTCGTCGGGTAGCCCGGTCGACGACTCGTGCGTGACCAGCAGCGCGGTATGGTTCGACAGGCTCGGCGTCGTATAGCGCAACAGGTCGACGGCCTTGTTCAAAATTTGCTGCGGTCCCTGGCTGCCTTGATACTGGCTGAACGCGTGCACGCGCACCCCGCAGCGTTTCATCGCCTGGCCGAACGTCCCGTCGACGTCATCCTCGCGCACGGTGTACCAGGCGAACGGGTAGCTGACATCCTGCGGCGGGTCGTCGTACACGCCGCCCGACGCCAGCGTCGTAAACGCCGAGACGTTGAGCGCGCTATACACTGCCTCGCCGACAGGCTCCAGCGCCGATCGCGCCATCAGGTCGCCTCTCCACAATCCAGCGCCATCGTCTGCGTCGGGCGGTCGACGCGCACGCCGTGCACCTCAAGGGTGCGCGACGCCGTGCCGCTCGACCATGACGGTGTCCAGGTGATCCGCATCTTGGGCGTGACGTCTGATCGGTAGCGCGTCGTCACCTCGTAGCCGACCAGCGAGGCGGCCGACTTCGCCGCGATCGTCTCGCGCGCCGTCAACGGGCGCACGTCGGCCCAGACGGTCGCCAGGGTCGACCAGGATGACGACCGCCCGCCCTGGTTGTCGACGCTGGTCGATAAGGTCTGGATCACGATCCGTTCGCTCAAGGTGGCCGGGTTCAACGGTCGACGGGCCGACGGCATCAGCCGATCCTCTGCCCGCCGCGATAGGGTGCCAGGTGCCCCGCGTAGGCGGCGTCGACTTGCATCGCGCCCGCCAGATCGGGCTGCTCGAACCAGTGCGTCACGAGCTGGTAGACGGCCAGCCGGAGCGGCTGCGGCACGTTCGCGCCGCTTGCCCCGTAGCCCGCGACAAACCGCACGACGCCGCTGTTATGGGCGCGCAGGTCGGTCGGCCAGTCAGCGTCGTCATTCAGCGCGATCCGGCCTTGCGCCGTGTCCACCAAGTAGTCGCTACTCGACAGCGTCGCCGCCGTGTCGTCGGCGTCGTAGCTGGTCACCGACGTCACTGACGCCAGCGGCAGGCGCGGCAGGACGATCGCGCGCTCGTCTGGAAACGTATCGAAACTCAGATCCCACGTCGTCGTGATGAGGCTGCGCCCGGTATCGGCCTCGACCCGCTGCCGCGCGGCGGCGATCAGGTCGTCGATCAGATCGTCCTGCGTCGCATGATCGACCCGCAGAAACTGCTTCGCCTCGGTCGTCGTGATCGGCTCGGCGCTCGGCGCAGTGACCTCGACCACGTCCTGCAGAATATCGGCCCACTTAGCCACGCCGACCTCGTCGACGCGGGCGCGCCGGTGCCGTCGTCGCCGTCTGCGCGGCTGACGGCTTCGCGGCCGCCTCGGCTGCGCCGTCGACGCGCTCGGCCTGGTCGCTCGCAATCAAGCGCGCGGCCAGCCCGGCCTCGACGTCGACTATCTCGCCCGGCCGCGCGGCCATATCTGACCCCGCAATACTGGTCAACATTTTGATCCGCATAAACCCTCGACAACGGCGGCGCAGGCGGCCGAGCCGCCCGCGCCACCCGGTGATCCACATTTAGGCCATCTGCAGCACTTTGACGGCAGCGGCGAGCACGTTCGCGCCGTCAGTCCGGCTCGACGCGATAAACCCGATCTGCCCGTTCGCCGCATACAATTCGTTGAGCCGCTGCACGGCGATCCCAGCACGGTCGGCAATCCAGTAATAGGAGAGATCCCCGAACACGATCGCCTTCTTCGCGGTCGTCGGCGCAGGCACCCGGCTCGACGCGTAGACGGGCCGACCCAGCAGCCGATCCGGCTCGCTGGCCTGCATACCGGGTTGCCAGATGAACTGACTATTCCCATCGACCAATTTCCGCACGAGCTGCACGGTATCGTCGTGCATCAACCACGTTGCGTTGTCGCGATACTGGCGCGCCAGACCGTGGAAGAGGCTGATGAGCTCAAGCGACGTCACCGCCGTCGCGCTGGCAGCAGTCACGGCGACGCCTGCGTCGTAGATCGTGCCTTTCGGCTTGCTCGACGCATCGCCGTCGATAAACGCCGCCTCTTCCAGCGCCCCGATCCGACGGCCAAACTCGCGCGCGAGATAGCCTTCGAGGTCAAACGCGTTGTCCTGGATCAGCTCGTCTGAGACCTTGACCAGCGTGCTCGCCTTGTAGGCCGAGAACTGTACGACGCCAAACGCCGGATCGCTCGCAGTATGCGCAGCTTCCTCGGTGGTCCAGCTCGCGCTGCCTTGTGAAGAAACCGTGGGTACGTTGAACGTGCCCGAGGTCGTCGTGATGACCGTGGCTAGCCCGCGCATCACGTTCTCTTCGTTCCGCGCGTCGACGAGCTGCGTCGCCCATTGATCCGGCACGAGGTAGCCGCCCTCGGAGTTCGTTCCGACTTCCAGCGCCCGCGTCTCGGTCGGCGCGCCGCGCATGTAGCCGCGAAACGCGTCGCGGTATTCTGGACTCGCGGTGCCGACCCTGTTTTCGGTCGTCGTCGGCGCAATCGCCGCGATCGTCGCGGGTGCCCGCGTCTCGACCGGTGCGGCGACACTCGCCCCGCCCGCGTCGCTCATGGCGCGCACGTCCGCCTCGACCGCCTCGGCGCGATCGATCGTCGCCTTCAGGCTCACAATCTCGTCGTCGATCGCGTCGAATTTTCCCAGCTCGTCGACCGTCATGCCGCGCGATTCGCTATCGGCGGCCGTCACGATCTCCCGTTGCTGGTGTACCAGTTTGGCTCGTTGTTCTCGCAGTGACATAACAACCCCCAGAGTGAGGTCGCGTGCTTGCGAGAGGCCCAGGCATGGGCGAGGCGCGAGCGCCGACGCGATGTGAAAATACCGCCGCCTACTCGACCCGATATTGCGCGAGTCTCAGCCGACGCTGTGCGGTCGCGGCGTCGAGCTGGGCCTGGTGTTTGCTCAACTCGAACGCCTGGCCGCGCGCCTCGGCTGTAGTCTCGACGTACGCGGGCATCGTGACCGGCGACACGTCGATCAGTGTGACCCGCTCCAAATGTCGCACCGGCAGATCGGCCGAGGTCGTGCCCTCGGTCCAGCGATCCGCGAGTACCTGAAACCCGAAACTGCTGCCCGAGACGTCGCCGCGCTGTAGCAATTCGAG